TAGGTGCATTAATGCAAATGACAAAAATTAAAGAACAAGGTGAATATAAAGAAAATTTAAAGACCATATTTAAATCTGTATCTGATGAAGATTTAATGTCTGTAGTAGAAAATACGAGTGTTGGTGAAATGGCAAAATTATTAGGTGCAGATTATTGTCCACAAGATGTTGCGAATAAAAGCAAAGATAGAGATGATGATGATAATAAATGTAATGTTACATTAAGTTATGCACAAAAACAAGAGGCAAGGGAACATATATTAGATTTCATTTCAAATGAAATGTTTTTTACGAATGCAGATAAAGGTAAGACAAAAGCAAAACCTACAAAAATGGACATTGAAGAAAAAGAGGATGTCTCTGAAATGGCAAAAGAGATAGAGAAGAGAGAAGAAGCAGAAGCAAAAGAAAAAGAGAAGGAGAAGGCAAAAGAGAAGGAGAAGGCAAAAGAAGAAAAAGAACAGGTAAAAAAGCATCAAGAAGAGATTAAGAAATACACAAAGAATTTTGAAGATGCTTTACTCATACCAGATGAAAATAAAAGAGTAGAGAGGATTAAACAAATCACAACAGATTTGAATTTGGCAAAGGCAAGTCAAGCAACAAGAGATGAACGATCTAAAGCAATGATAGATGCAATTAGAAAGATACCTGATCCAAAGAAAAGACAAGAATATTTAGAATTATTGCAAAATAATGATAGTGATCCACCTATTTTTAAAAAAACAAGACTAGGAACTGATAAAAACTTTAATAAAGTATTTATTAACAACAATAATAATAGCAAAGGACTAGATTTTAATATGAAAAAGAAATCTACAACGATCACCAATTATCAAGAGATAGCTAATACCTTTAGAATAGGTATGAAAGTATTTCCTTTTTATGGTGGCAGTAAAGATCATCACGGAACAGTAGTAGCGATTTATCCAGCTATTGGTATGGTTGATGTTCAATTTCCTTTTGGTAGCTCAAGATATCCTGTAGAGGATTTACAGATTGCAGACTTAGACATTGAGCCTGTGCAATATGATTCAATCCCCGGAGGTCTTGGCACAAAGCCTGTTAATGCAAAAACAGCATTATATTGGGCAGATAAAGATCGCAAGTATAGGATGTGTAGAGATGAACTCAAACCTACTTGTCCTAGATGCAAAGGTGTAGAACTAAAGAAAACCATCTATAAAAGAGTAGGTGGTAAATCTGAAAGACTTCTATGCTGTCCTGAATGTTTATTTCTCATCAAAACCACAGATATACTTGGTTTCAACTAAGGAGTACATGAAATGGCATTTCTAAGATATGCAAAATCAAGTATCGTTAAACCAAAGATATTTGGTGGTGAATGGGATCGTATTCGTGTTGCAAGTGGCAATAGAAGATTAGATGCAAGTTTAAAAGAACAAGCTGAAAGAATTTTAGGTGAAACATTTACACCTGATAAATATCTATTAACACATTCAACAATCGTATGTTCTGTAGATGTAGATACACCTACAAATGTAAAGACAGGTTCAGTACAATTTGAAGGTGAAAAGATTAATAGAAGATTTGCCGATTATGTAGTGAAAGCTGATTGCGATCAATATATCAATAATAATTTAGATTGTTGGTCAAGAGGTGTATTACAGAAATCCTACAAGTCATTTATTGGTGCCCATAATTTTGTAGAACATATTCAAGTAGAAGAATTATCTAAAGGTAAGATTATTGATGCAGTATTAAGAGATATTGGTGATAGTCTTTATGTAGATATTTTAGTAGCTACTAATAAAAAGCATACTGATTTAGTACAACAGATTATATCAGGTCAAATGAATGCGATGAGTATGGGATGTTCTGTAGACTATACCCTATGTACTAAATGTGGAAATGTTGCGAGTGATGAAACAGAAATGTGTAAGCACATCAAATATGAAAAAGGCAATGTTTTCTATGATGAAAAAGGTAATAAGCACAGAGTAGCAGAACTATGTGGACATGAATCAGAAGGTGATAATGGTGGTGTTACATTTATTGAGGCATCATGGGTAGCTACACCTGCATTTAAAGGTGCAGTCGCAAGAAATACTTTAGATATTCAAAAGGTTGCAAGTCAATCCAAATCAGCTTTTGATTTTGGTGATGATTCAAGTGGTGGTGAAGAAGGTGGTGGTGAAGAAAAGAAACCTGCTGAACCTGCTAAAAGTCCTATTGATGAATTAGAAGAACACATTAAGCAAGTAGTGATGGATAGAGTAAAGTCTAAGTTAGAAGAAGAACTTTCAGGCAAGAAAGAAGAACCTAAAGTAGATATGAGTAAATCTAGCATTCATGAAAATGATAGTGTGATTAAAGAAGGCAATTTGAATTTTGAGAATTGGTCTATTTCTAAAACAGCACAAGAAGATGAAGATACAGAAGAAAAGACAGTATCTTTAAAAGAAATGTCAGATGAAGATATAGATGCTTTAGTAGAAAAATTATATGGTCGTTTGGTTGAAAAAGATAAAGCTAAGAAACAAGCAAGTTTACAGCAGAATTATTTTAGTCATTTAAGAGTGGCAGTAAACTTATCTCAATCAAATGAAACAGCGATCAAGAATGTTGCTTATGTGAATAAGCAATATGGTGTAGAAATCCCAAATCATTTGTATCGTTTGGCAAGTTATTTAGGTAGTACAAAACAATATGGTGATGTAAATACTTATTTAGCAACAGCTGATACAATTTATAAAAAACCTTTAACAGATAAAGAACAAAAGATCTTAGTGAGATTAGCTAAGATTTTAAGTTTAAGATAAACCTTTAAACCTATGGAGTTTAACATGACATTCCGTACAAGAAGATCATCTTTTTCAAATAGAAGAAGAGCAAATTCAGGAATCCCCGGCTATGATAATCAAGGTTGGGATGCTTTTGGACATCCTGCATCTTATGCTCAACCTGAAGTAGATGAATATGGTATTGATAGTGATTTTGGCGAAGGTGTTCGCAAGGGTCCATATCTTTCCGGTCCACCACCTGCATCAGTAGGTTGGATGCCTGATCATCCTGCAGTAGATGAAGACCTTGTAGAAGATTATGAAACAGGTAGTCAATTACATGAATTGAATTTAAAGCAAGCTATGGAAAGAAAAGCATCAAAGTGCATTGAATTAGCTGAAAAGAAACTTGGTCGTAAAGCATCTGCTCGTGCGATTGAAAATCTTGCTTTGTCATATATGAATTTATCTAATTCCACACTTCAAAGAAAACTTTCATCTTCTTTTTTAGCTGATGAAATGGATATGATGTCAGATGAATTTGATATGATGGCTGATGAATCAGATATGTTTGCTGAAAATGTAGTTCAAGAAGGCACAGGTTATTTTGGCGAAGTTGATGCTGAAGATCTTATGTCAGATGAATCAGATATGATGGCTGAAATGAGTATGATGGCTCGTAGAGCAAATCGTGGTCGTTTTGCAGGTAAGAAATCAGAAGATTCAAGTGAAGCTGAACAACTAGCTGAAGAGGCTGTAGAAACTGCCGAACAATTAGCTGAAGAAGTTGAAGAACTCAAAGCTGAATTGCAAGCAATGAAGAAAGCAAATCTTAAATTAAGACAAGCAGGCAAGAAATCAGAAGATGCAAGTGAAGCTGAAAGCATTGCTGAAGAAGCAGTTTCTACAGCAGAGCAATTAGCTGAAGAAGTTGAAAACCTTGCTGAAGAACTTAAACAAGCAAAGAAAGCTAATCTTCGTTTAAAACAATCAAAGAAATCTGATGGTGCAGAACAATTAGCTGAAGAAGCAGTAGAAACAGCTGAACAATTAGCTGAAGAAGTTGAAACTCTTTCATCTGAAGTTGAAAGTCTTGCTGAAGAACTTAAACAAGCAAAGAAAGCAAATGCTCGTTTAAGACAAGCTAAAAAATCTGAAGAATCAGAAGAATTAAGCGATAGTGAAGTTCTTGAAGAAGAAATCAAAGCACTTAAAAAAGCAAATGCTCGTTTAAGACAAAGATTAGCAGGCAGTGAAGTTTTAGATGCTTTAGAACAAAACTATTCTTCTCATGGTGAACAACCTGTAGAAAGATTTGCATCTTCAAGAAAAGCAGGTGTTGGTCGTTTAGCAAATGTTCTTAGTTCATATATGGCTGAAGATGAAGGTATTGCAGATGATGGTACTGAATCATTAGCAGATCTTTTAGCTGAAATTGAAGCTGAAGAAGCTATGGAACAACAAGCATCAAAGTTTGCATCTAAGAAAGCTAATAAAAAAGCTGGTCAAAATGATCCTCGTCATTTCTATCAAGAAGAAATTGAAGCTCGTGAAGGCAAGCAATCTGCAAAGAAAGCTATGTTCATGGCTGAAGATGAAACTGAATACATGATGGCAGATGAAGTTGAATCTGAAGAAGAAGAACAAGCTGATTGGATGGCTGATGAAGTTGAATCTGATGAAGTAGATCCATTTGGTCTTGATTCAGATGATATGATGGCTGATGCTGATCCTAGATTAGCAAGTCTTTTCTCTTTTGCTAGTGATGAAGATGAAGAAGAAGTTGAAGAAACTGAAACAGCATCTAAAAAAGCTAGTCGTTTTGCCAAAGCTAAAAAATCTGAAGAAGAAACTGAAGAAGAAGAAACTGAGGATGAAGAAGTAGAGGAAGAAGAAGAGGAAGAAAAGCCTGCTAAAAAAGCACCTGCAAAGAAAGCACCTGCTAAAGAAGAAGGTAAAGCACCTGCTAAAGAAGAAGGTAAAGCATCTTCTAAGAAAGCATCTATTACTCCTAGACCAAAGACACAACAAGCTAGTGTAAAGACACTTGGCAATATTAGTAGAACAGCAAGTGATGCTAATGAATTGTCAAAGTTGTGGGAATCAGCACCTGATGTTAGCAAGTTCTTTAGCTAAGATTTGGTTATCTTAAGTAGTCATGTTTAAGAGCATTTAAAATAAATGTGAAAAAAGATGATGAAAAAGTAGTAGATGACTATTAAATCTTTAATAGTTTATCTATTAAACAAGAGTATATAAAGTGAAGTTATTAAAAATAATTTCAAACTTTTAAACTTTTTAAAACTTTTTTTCATAAACCATTCTCTTGAAAACAGAGAGTCAGAGATTTAGGAGTGACATCATGTCTATTTCTTTACTTGGACAAGCGAGTGGTGGATTTACTCAAAGTAATAGTGCATTGCGAATCCTTCATGTTGGTGTTCGCAATACAGTTGGTCAATTGACTGCTGATTCTTTTACTCAAACTAATCCACCTGTTATTACAACAAACACCAAGAAAACAACTGCTAGTGGTTTCACAGCAGGTGTTTTAGGTGTATTAAGTGGTTCTATTGCCTTTACTCGTAATGATGAAGGTGAATTTTATCATGGTGGTCCCACAGCAGGTAGTGCTAATGGTGGTGCTGATAATGATAAAGAAAAGCCAATTGGTATTTTCATTAATACTGCTGTAGGTCTTGCATTTACCAATCAACCCGGTGTTGCATCAAATCGTGGACCCTATGTATCTGCACAAGGTACTTATGGTAATACACTTTATGAAACACAATCTCAAGATGATAATTCTGATTTGGCTTATACCATTGGTGATGAATTGTTTGCATCTGTAAATGGTTATTTGACCAATGCTACTGCTAATGCTGATTTACATGATGTTGATCATGGTTCAGGTCCCACAGCAGGTGGTTCATGGACTATTGGTATTTTAACTGTTGCAGGCGATACATCTTCTGATGAACTCGTCTATGACCAAAGAATTTAATAAAGAAAGGTAGCAGTTAAAATGACAAATTTAAATGTTGATAATGCAGTAAAACAGAAGATCATTTCTGACTATATTAAGACTCCTCAAGGTCGTGCAAAACTTGCATCTTCTATGACACAACCACTTCGTCTTAGAAGAGATTATACCTCTGTTGGTCGTAAGACTTTCTTGGTAGAACAATTACCTGATGGTGCTTTGCCAATCTATGACAAAGATCCTGATGTTACAGCATTCGTAGTTGGTGAAGAAGGTGAAAACATTCTTGCTATTACCAAGCCACGAAGAGTAATTTTCCCTCTCTTTGAAATTGCATCAAATCCTGAAATTCCTTTAACACAAATTAAGGAAAGACGATTTGACTTGATTGAAAGAGCCCAAGACCTTGCTCGTGCCCAAATCCAAGCGGCCGAAGATGAAAGAGTATTTGCAATTCTTGATGCAGTTGCTACTCAAGGTTTTGATGGTGTTGCTGGTCAAACCAATCCTGATATTCCTGTTATTGCTCCTTTAAATGGTGCAGTACTTGCTGATGCTTATGCACAAATTGAAAAGCATGATCTCCGTGTAGCTCGTGTATTTATCAATGCTCGTGACTATGCTGATATCAGAAAGTTTGGTCGTGACATTTTGGATATCGAAAGTCAAGCCGCCCTCTTAAAGACAGGTTTGCAAGCAACTCTTTGGGGTGCACAAATCATTACAAGTCGTTTGGTTAACCCCGGCACTGTATATGTTTGTTGCGAACCTGAAATGTTTGGTCGTATTCCTGTTCGTACAGAATTGACTGTTCTTTCTGCTGATGATCCAAAGGCTCGTACAATTGGTTTCAGTGTGTTCGAGAATTTAGGTATCGGGGCTTATAATCCTCGTGGTTTAACTCGTTTAACAGTAACTCGTTAATCTATTAAACCTATTAAAACATTCGATTTTATCGTGGTTTTGAAGCCACTGTGTTTAATTGCACAGTGGCTTTTTTCATTTTAGATGTAAATTTATTTGTTTCCATTTTCCATTTTTTGTATAATTTTAAATACAAGGAGGACAAATAAATGAAAAAGATACCATGTCCAATTACATCTGATAGGTTATCAGAATTATATACCAACTTATTATTGACAGATGAGCAAGTAGCAGAAGTTCTATGTAAAGAAGGATATGAAGCTACTAAAAAAAGAGTGTGTAGGTGGAGAGATGATTATAATATTCCAACACTACAAAGATATGAAAGATTTAAACCACCTGCTATTGAAGGTGAATTGAAATCCTTATTAATAGGTTCTATGTTAGGTGACGGTAGAATTGCCTTTAGAGGACAAGCATCTCATTATGAAGAAAGACATTCACCTGAACAGCTAGACTATTTAAAATGGAAAGCTGATAAGTGGGGTGAATGGAGTGCAGGAGATTTAACTATTGCTTATAGTAGAGAATTTGCTAGTCATATCTTTAGAACTAAAGCACATAGTGATTTAAACCAATATAGAGATTTATTCTATACAGAGAGAGAAAAGGGATGGAAAGTTGTTAAACCTGAATTGGTGGATATGGTAGATGCTTATGCTTTAGCTATATGGTATTTAGATGATGGTTGGGCAGGACATTATCCAGCTATTTCTTTTGGTGCTAAAGATGGTAGTAGAGGCAATGCTTATCTGATCTTTGAGAAGTTTAATTTATTACCTAAATGGAAATTAAGAAAAGGTGAAACAGGTGAGTTTCATTTTGAGAAAGAAGAAGGTGATAAGTTTATTGAGATCATTAAACCTTATGTACCTGATTGTATGTCATATAAGATGACATTTGCATATAGAGATGGTAGAAATAACAAAGTAGCACAGAAGATGAAAAAACCTGTATTAGAAGGATTGATAGCGAAAGGATATACAAAAGATGAGATGGCAAAAGAATTAGGTGTAGGATATAATACAGTAGATAGGTGGTTAGAGAGATATGGATTAAAAACAATGAATAGTATGAGAAAAAAACATTTGCAATCTTAAAAGAGATGGATTATGTTTATAAATGGACAGGCAATGTTTGTGTGAACTTGTTTGTTTGTTTTTGTTTGTAGTGTTTTAGTCGTGGTGATTAAGACACTACTAAAAAAATCCTTCTCCTTTATTTGGTGTGGTTTTCCACCAAGTAGTGCGAGTGGTTGTTGTTGTTTAAAAAGGCATAGTAAATAAAACTACTATGCCTTTTTTTATTTGTGATAAAATCTTTATAATTTGTATATATGTTATGTATGTTTATTTCTCAAACCTTAAAAAAGGACAAATGAAATGTCAGAAGTGAATTTCAATAAAGGTGTGTTTATTCGTGTAAAGGCAAATACTACAATTCATTTAGGAAAACTTGAAAGAAATCTTTATCAAGGTGATGTAGTAGAATTTGATGGTGTTACATTAAGAGTAGGCAATCAAGATGTTGTGATGCCTGAACTAAAATCAGGTATTAAAAGAGGTTGGCTAACAATCGTAGATCCAGCTGAATATGTAGAAGAAAAGAAAGTTGCTCAACCTGTAGTATCAGTACCAAAGAAAGAAATGCCTGTACAAAAGGTATATGATGAAGAAAAGTCAGTAGCAGATGTTGTAAAGAAAGAAGTTGTACCTGCAAAGAAATTCCCTGTGCAAGTAGAAAGTCAAGATGATGATGTTCGTCCTGTACATAAAGTAGATACAAAGAGTGGAGCAACAGTATCAGGTGCAACAAGTGCAATGGATAATGTATCAGCACAACAAGGTGCAGAATCAGTAAAGATTCCATTAAAGACAGCATCAAAGCAAAAAGTAGTGATTTCAGATGGAAGTCAAATTACTAAAGAAATGGCAAAGCTAGAAAATCTACAAAGAGATGCAGTAAAGAAACCTGTAGTAGTAGATGATCAACAAGGTGCAGAAGAAGTTTTGAATACACAAACAATTACACAAGATGAATTGAGTGTGGCATTAAGTCAAGCTGAAGAAGTACCTGTTACAGAAGAACCATCAAGCGAATTAAATCTAGATCCTATTGTAGAGGCGATGTCAAATCTACAAGAGGATTTACAGACAGTAGAAGCATTAGATGCCAAACCAAGTACAGGTGCAGTGATTATTGGTGAAGGTGATGAATTTTCATGGGATAAATCAAAGCATTGGCAACATCGTGTAAAGTTAGCAGTAGAGAAATATGGCAATGATGCAGAAACATTGGCAAAGATCAAAGCGATTGAAACAGATGGTGTAGTGAAAGCGATTGATAAAGCATTAGCAGATCAACAATAATTTGTTGTTAATATGATCAAGCTATATGGTATCTTATTATAAAGGAAAAAAGATATGCTATATAGTTTAAGTTTAATTGTGTTCTGTGCATTGGTATATTGGTTTAGATCAAATGCAAAAGCAGTATTTGATTTACATTGGACACCATTTCAGTGGTGGTTATATACGAGTTTAATAACCAACTATGCAAGTTTAAGTGCATGGTGGTTTTTAAGAGAATCGTATGATATATGGAAAGCCACCATGATATGGCAAGTGATTTTATTTATAGTAGAAGTATCTTTAAACACATATTTCTTTGGATTTAGTTTTAAGATGTTTGTATCCTTATCATTAATCTTTATAGCAATACTAATAGGCTTGTCTTAATAATATATTTATATGTTCATTTATCTTTAAGAATAAAAGTAAAGGTGAATGATGAAAAAGCAATCAAATAGTCAAGCGAGCTGGAGTTTAATAAGTGAAGGTGTAAATTCAGCTAGAGTAGAAGCACATAGAATAAGTGTATGTGTAAAGCAATTACTAGAGGCAGTTAAAGAAAATCCTGAACTAGAAGAAGAATTGCAAAGACTATGTGGTGATGTATTATTGATGATACCTAGATCATCAGAGAATATGGAAAAGTCATTAGATAAGACAACCTATGCTTTAATCAAATTAGGTGAAGGATTTTATCGTCAAAGATTGCCACATGAAGATAGAGAATTAGTGGATATAGCAAGTAAGTTTAATCCATATCCAAGTGCTAGACGAATAGCATCAAAGTATATGAGTAAAAAATGAGAAGATATTCTTATAGATCAGATGAATCTTTATCAGGTGCAAAGACATTTGTAAAACCTGAATCGGGTACAGATACAACGAAACCTGAAAAGAGTAGAGAAGATTATGCAGATGGCAAACCACAAAGAGATAGAGTATTGCCATTACCGAGTGGACATCCTGAAGGTCGAGATGAAAAAAGACCGGGACCACCTGTCTTTAATACACCATCTGACAGTATGGATAATTCATCAAATTATAGCAAACCTAGATCTGAAAATGCAGTTAGTCCAAAGCCTATGGGAAAGCCATTACATCAAAGTCCGAGAACAACAGGAGTGCCGGGTGATCAATATGGACATCCATATATAGATCAAGGTACAATGTTGAATCAAAGAAGAACGATGACAGCCTATGAAGAAAAAGAGGCTGGTATAGAATGGAGACCACCTAGAAGGCAGGAAAGACAACATAAGCAAAGAGGACAGGAAAGAAGAGATGCTAAAAGGTATTATCAGAAAAATCGTTTTAAGATAAAGCGAAATGTAAGACAATATCAAAGAAAAAATAAAGTTAAACTAAAGATGTATCAGAAACAAAGAAGAAAACATCCTGAGAAATATCAGAGATTAAAAACAAGGAGAGCCTGTATGCAAGCGAATAAGTTACAAATGCTGTTAATGTTATTAGCAGGATTAAGATCAGCACATTTAAGTCATTGGACAAGCCATTGGCAAGTCAAAGGTATGCCATATTATGGAGATCATTTATTGATGGATAAGTTATATAATAGCTTACCTGAAGAAATTGATGCTTTGGCAGAAAAGATTGTAGCTGAATTTGGAGCAGAAGCAGTAGATTTAAATGCACAGATGGAAGAAATGACAATGCAAGTAAAAGCTATTAGTGAAGCATCAACAGATCCATTACATAGAGCATTATGTGTAGAAGAATTTCTACAAGATTTATTTGAAGTAGTTTATGATGAACTAGAAGATCAAATGTCATTAGGTATGGATGATTTCATTATGGCAACAGCGAATGCACATGAAACCAATCTTTATTTATTAAGACAAAGATTTAGATAAATCATTTATAATTTAAATGATAGATGAAACTTTTTATAAAGAAAGGACAGTCCAAAATGCTAACAAGAGAAGCAAGACAAATTAAAGCATATCTACAATCTACAGAAGGTCGTAGTATTTTAAGAACAGCAAAGATGGTATTAAGAGCAAATAATATCAAGTTGCAAGATGATGATAGAATGGGATTAAGATCATTGGTATTAGCATATGCTTTATATCCAAATCAGTTATCAAATTCTACAAATGGATTGATTACAAAAAGTGCGAAATTGAAAGTAGATTTTTGTAGTGCAGATCCTGCATTATGTGCAGGAAGAAAAGCTATTCCTAGAATGGAAATGCCTGTATTAGAAGGTAAAAATTTACAGGTAGTGACAAAGAATTTAAAGAATGGTCTTATTGATTGGCAAAATCCACCAAAAGATGCTTATCGAGCAAGATATGCTGAAATTCCATCAATTCCATCAATTAAGAAAGAATTGCAAGGCAAACTTATTGAGATCACAAGTTTAAATGCAGTACAAGCTAAAAAACTAGGTATTGCAGATATGGAAATAGGATATGATGGTGTGACTAAATATCATCAAAGATCAGCAGATAAACCAATGCCTGTAGCTGTAAAGCAAGTAGCTGTAAAAGCAGGTTCATTGAAACCAACACAATCAGAAATTAATTTTGCTAAATCCTTTGGTATGGCACAAAATTACTTATTAGGTAAATTCAAAGGATTGGCAACATTTGATCCTGATAATGTAACTATTGTATCAAAAGAAGGTTATATTATTGATGGACATCACAGATGGGCAGCGATTGGATTGGTTAATGCTTTTTCAACAGAAAGCATGACAACATTATCATCAAATCCAGATGAACCAACCTTATTGAATTTAGTACAAGATGAAAATGCTAAAGGTATTTCAGAATGGCTAAAAAGCAATAAAGGTGGTGGTGATACATCTATTAAGATGCCTGTTGTATGGATGGATTTACCAATCAAGACTTTATTGCCATGTTTAAATGCTTGTACAGATAGTTTAGGTGTAGCAAGAAAACCATTTGATGAAGATAATCCACATGAAATTGCACAGATTATTATTCCTAAACAAGATGAAGCATATCGAATGAATACTCATCAAAGGGAATTGAAAGATACTGATGATGCTTCAGAAGAATTACAAAAAGTAGTCGATAGTACATCACCAAACAAAGATCTTTTTGAGAATGTAACTGATATTAATGATGATAGTAATAATCCATACAGTTATGCTACCAAAGTAGCCAATCGAGCAAGATTATCCAATCGAGCAAGGTTAGCCAATCAGGCAAGATTTCAAAGAAGATACTTTTAAAGGTCTGTAAAAAATGAAGAACTTTCAAATCAATGGTTTTAAAGTAGAGTCTACTTTAGAAAATCCTGAATCCGAAAATAAGTTATTAAACATTGTAGAAGATGTTTTAATAAAAGTAAAAATGAGAGGAGTAAGGGATTTAAAAAAAGTATTGCAAAGGATTGCTCTTCGTCCATATAGTCCAAGTATAGATTATAGTACAGAGTTAGGTATTTATGTACCTAGTAGAAAAACAATGTATATCATAGACCAATCGTCTAAAACAGATGTTTTTCAGAATGAGTATCCTATTTACTATAATACCTTGATTCATGAAATAGGTCATGCTTTACAAGAAAACCTGCATATTGAGGCATTAAAGTTTTGGCAAACCCCATGGTTAGAATATAATTTTAATGCTCTCAAAAATAATAGACCTTTCATTATGAAAGTAATCAAAGAACTTTTTACTGTAGATGGTGATATTTCTAAAATTAGATTTAAAAATCTAGCAGATCATATTAAACTATTTCTCTTATTTTCATTTTACCTAAATGAAAATGAAATGGATGATGATGCTTTTTTTGAACATCTTAGTCAAAGGAAACCATTTACATGGGATGGTTTTTTGTCTACTGATATTGAAGAGTTCTTTTTAAATCCTGAAAATCGTGATGTCAGTTTTGATGAGTATCCTGAAGAAATTTTAGATTTATTTAATCGAGCTGAATTTGAGAGTGGGAAAGTGGAAAGATTTCTTGAAGAATTAGATTTTCAAGTAGATTTGGGATTGCCAAGTAAATTGCATTATAATGCAAATGAAGATTTTGCAGAAACTTTTAGATTATGGTTTTTAACACCTAATCGTTTAGATGATAAACAAAAAGAAAGGTTTTTAAAAACCTTATGGCTGTCAGGATTTTATGGCAAACCTGTTATTAAGAAAAAAGCTAAACACCGATTATTTTAATAATATCATCTTTATTGATAAAATCATTACCTAAGTAATCTAAATATTCCGAAAAGAACTTATCTTTATTCTTCTCTGCATAGTCAATAAATTGTTTTATATCTTTATGGTCAGTATGGTATTTCAATATGCCTACAAGTTCATCTTCTTCAATAAATAAAAGTCTTGCTACTTGTTTAGCTAG